AATGGATAAGTGCCATCTGGAAGTGGATACAATCTACCAGAGATGTTTGTTCTGTCTGCCTGCGATGCTCCTTTGGTGCGGAAAGTTCCACTAATTGCTTCCCAACTACCAACTTTTTTACCACTAGCATCTTTCATAACCAATTTTCCAGATGCACCATCGCCAGATCCTATAAAATCTAACATTCCACCAGGTGTTATTGGTCCAACATTTACTGGAACTGGAGTCTGATCAGGACTGCTGAAAGGACCTCCACTAGTGGTTGCTCCTCCCCCAAGTTTAACACTCTTGAGTTTTTCATTAATCTTCTCATATTTGTCTATATTCTTCTTGTATAATTCTAACGTCTTGCGATTCATATTGACATTATTATACAATCTCTCAAACGGATGCTTAGCATTTGAGCTTGCTTTTGGTGGTGGTTGATTTGGTTGTGTTGTTTTAATAATCTCGCCACCTTCATTTCTCTTTTGAGGTTGTGGTGGAGTAGGTGTTGTTTGTGTGGGGGTTGGTAATAAATCTTTTGCAACTTCTGGTGCATCCTCAGTTGCATCATCAACCTGTTCTAATTCTGCACCTTCCTCATCTGGAAGAGGTCCAAGATTTCCCAATATGTTCTCATCAAAGTCAAGTTCTTTCTCTAATGCACCTAACTCTGCAGTAACTTCTTCAGTTTCACTTTGAACTTTCTCAGGATTAAAAAATGATACTATACCTTCGAATATAGTCTTTGAGGTATTGAATATAAATCCGATTGCTTTTGATGCAACTTCCCAAAGTGGTTTAACCACATTTATAACTTCTTGTGCCTTCTCTATGATTGCTGGAAGATTGTTAACAATTACTCCCAGTAAGACACTCCCTGCAAAATTTAATATCTTATCGAAGAAACTGGTAACAGGACTGGTAACCTGACTGAAAATATTTTTAGCGGTTCCAGAACCAGGAACACTTTCTAAAGTCTTCTCCTTCAGTTTTCTTTTTTCAGATTGCTCTTGGGTTCTTACGAGAGAAGATTTTTGAGCATTTATCTTTTTAGTTTCTTTGTTAGAAGATACCAGGAAACTTTTTATATTTGTGACATTTAACTTTAATTGTTCTACTTGTTTAGTTTCCATTTATCACACCCCGTATATGCCAAATTGTCTCTTGATGAATTCAACATAGAAGTTGTCAGGATCTTCAGCATCAAGTGTAGGAACAGAATCTCCTCCTTGTGGAGAAGCAGATTTTGCGGAAGATGGTTTTGAACCTCCATTAGCAGGCAACATTGGTAATGTGGTGATTGTGCCCTCGCCATCATCCGTAGGGGGTGCCAATTTAGTGGATGGATCTGTGCCTCCACCATTACCACCACCTCCAGTTGGTGGGGATATTGATGCTGCAGCAGTGCTAGGATTCATGCCACCACTATTAGTAAGTCCGCCAGAACTAGACTTCATACCCTCAATAATGTTATCAAATGATGTCAGAACATTATCAAATTTTTCATTTATAGTAGTGAACATCTTAATGTTCTCTTCTTGCATCTTGAATGACATGTCCATCGCCTTGAACAAGGCACCTTCATTATTGATGATATCGTTCAAGAATGGTTTAAACTCTTTACTTTGTTCTTTAGGAACAACAGTTTCACCAACAGTTAACTTGGCATCAACAGTATCTTTATCACCAACGTCTTTTCCTTGAACCGTTCCATCTTTTCCGACGCCATCAAATGCACCAACATCTTTTGCTATCAGTGCAGCATCTATAGCAACCGATGCGGCAGTTCCCAAACCAGGAACAGTTCCAGCAGCACCAGATGCTAGTTCCATACCAGCACCAACAAAATCACCAGCAAGTGCTCTTTGAGCACCAAACAATATTCCAGCACCCAATCCAATCAGAGGAATCTTTTTCAATACTGCCTTACCAAGTCCCTTGGCACCCGCTTTCATAGCAGTCTTTGTTGCTGCTTTTTTTGCCGCACTTTTTGCTGCTTGTGCTCCAAACCTTTGTGACGCCTTTTGTCCCGCTTTTAATGCACCTTTAATTCCTTGTCCACCTTTGAGTGCTCCTCTCATGGCGTTCATTACTCTTCCACCCTTTCGGAAGATATTGAATAATCCCTTTATTCCCTTTCCCAAAAACTTTGCAACAGCCTTAATTGCCTTAAAGATTTTTATAACTTTCCGAACAACCTTGAATATTAGTATTCCACCGATTAGATATAATATTTTTTTCCAGTGTTTACCGAGAAAATCAAATATTCCAGTAATGATTCCTTCGTTCGCTGCTAACCAAGGTAGTGCTTTATTAACTAAAAATCCAGTAAGAACTATTGCCAAAAAACTTTTTATTTTATCAAATATTCCCATTGCGGGAGCCATTATCTTGCTTCCTATCCCACCTAGAACACTACCAGTTTTTTTGACTGCCTCGGCACCTTTTTCTGCTTCTGCTCTTTTTTTCTTATCTGCCGTTGAACGTATTTTATTTACTTCTTCTTTATCCTGTGCAATTCTAGAAGCAAAATCAATCGCTAACTGATTTTGTATTTCTACAAGAATTCTATTTGTCTCTACTAAAGTCTGTTCAACTGGTGTAGTTTCTTGCTTTAGACTTTTAGGATCTACACTAGAACCACGGTAGATACTATCATACCCCATTCCCTTAGGAACTTTAATAGCCTTAGGGGAACTTACTGCCTTTGCAGTTCCACGAAAAACTGAAGAGGAAACAGTAGTCTTCCCCAATTTAGGTTTTGCTGTTAACGATGGTGCCCTAAATGCTTGACTACTAAATGCCATTCTTTTGCTGATACTTTAGGTTTTCTTCCTCAATGTATTGTTGGAGAAGAGATACATAAACCTCTCTTTCCCAAGGTATCATATTTTCCAACTCTGTTAATGAGTATTTATGATGCTGCATCAAAGCAAAATTAGTCTTATAGAAGTTTTCAAGACTCTCATGCGCCATCGCTAGCTGAAAAAACTTGCGAGTCCCTCTAGAACAACTTCACTCTTGACTTTCGTATTTGGATTGGTTACTTCAATCGTGTGTGTCAGTTTAGGCATTGTCTCGAAGAAGACTTCGATATCCTTAAACTGCTTAGTGTTCATCTGTTCGACAAACTCAGTAAGTTCTTTCTTACTACAATCTTTTGCAGACCAAGACTCATCTTCAGTAAACACTGTTCCAATACAAGAAATGATAACATCAAGTGACTTATCAACATCACTTTTATCCATACTAGTCTCAAAATTGCTCTCAACAAATTGACTCAGTGATGGATACTTCATCTCAACCGAAAGATTATCATCAAGTTTAATGATTCTGGAATGCTTAGAATCTTTTTGAACTTTGATTGAATCGATATCAATTTCTACCTGAACCTGAGTTTGTTCATCGTCAGGACAAGTGACATTTACTTCCACACTCTCACCAACAGACTTTGCCCTAACGTTCAAGAACAAGTATTCAATGTCAAAAGTTGATAAGTCATCAACCTTGACACCTCTAGTGAGGATACAATCAGAAAGAACAGTTTTAATGGCACTAGAAATTTGCTTCACATCTTCAGATTCCAGAGCCATGATAAGGATTTTTTCTTCTCTTACAAGGAAAGGACGATACTTGATTTTCTTTCCATTGGAAGGCAGTTCCAACTCATAGGTTGGAGTATTGATTTTTGGTAAAGGCATACTAACCCATTATAAGTTCAGTTGTGATTATTTATTGATGATTTATAAACTCGATTTGAAGTTACCTTGAGGTATTTTAGTTCCACCTCTGGTTACAATCGTTCCATCAGTGTTTCTTGGTTTTGGCGTTGTTTTTGTCTGTGTTTCTTCGTTTAATGGTTCTTTTGCAGTTTCTTCATTCTTCGTCATGACTTCAATATAATATCTGTCATAGGCAAAGGAAACAGTAACCTTAACTAAATCTGCCTGCCCATATGAAACGGGAATAGCAGTCATTGCTTTGGGGAATGCATTTACAAAGTTATACTGTAGATACTGATCGCTGCGCTTATAGTCTCTTTCGAACTTTGTTATTGTTAGATTATTTGTTTTATAGTCCTCAGGATAATTAAATCTACGATAATATCCTTTGTCTTGTATATCTACAGATTGATCGTCTCGTCCAGCAATAAAATCCATCCACCCTTCAAAGAATTTTATCATGTAGTAATTATAATCAACATAGAAGGTAAAATCACTGTCGATATACAATCTAGTATGAGCGAACTGTTGAGTGACTCCCTGAAAATTATCCTTTACTTCTGCTGTTGCAAATGAACTTGTCGGCAATGTTGCATCGGCACATAACAATCCAATGTTCTTATTAATCCAACTATTTTCTACTTCATACCCTTTGAGATATTCAACTATTTTGGTAGGTATTCCAGAAATGTAAACTTGGTATTGATTTGATAAGGACAATTTTGCAAGATCGGTTCTGTTCAGAACTCCCATCTTGTAATTTTGAATTAGCGCTTGTGCCACTCTAAATACCTTATACGAGTATTACATTATTAAGTATTTAGATGTCATATAAAGGAAAATACTATCCTTCGCATCCCAAAAAATACAAGGGTGATTCATCAAATATAATCTATCGTTCTCTATGGGAACGAAAGTTTATGGTTTATTGTGATATGAATGAGAATATTTTAGAGTGGGGGAGTGAAGAAGTCGTTGTTCCCTATCGCTCACCCATTGACAATCGTTATCACAGATACTTTCCTGACTTCTATATCAAATACAAAGATAAAAGTGGAAAGATTAAGAAGTCATTGATTGAGATAAAACCTCTCAAACAAACAATGGAACCCAAAGTTCAGAAGCGAAAGACGAAAGGTTATATCTATGAAGTCGTCGAATATGCCAAGAATATGGCAAAGTGGGAAGCGGCAAAGGAATGGTGTCTAGATCGTGGTTATGAGTTCAAAGTTCTTACAGAAAATGAGTTAGGTATCAAATGACTTACTCATATCCAACAGATGATAATGAGAATCGTGTGCGTGGAGTTATTGATAGATTAATTGGAACTGAAAATCCTGACGATATTATGTCAGATTTATTAGAGGTTCTTACCGAAGGTGGCAAGACACCAGAATCTGGGAAGTTTTATACATTTCTGTATTTCCCCAAGACTCCAAATATTCAATACGATGAACATCCACTGGTTTATGTGACTGCAGTGTTCTCGTGGGGATTCAAGGCAGAGAGTCTTCACTGGGGAGAACCAAGACAATATACTTACAATGAAATCGTTGGCGGACTCTATGAAATCTATCCAGAAGAAATGTCTGATGTGGTAGAACTCAATTATGCCAAAATTCGCTCTAAATAGTTAAAAAACAGATAAATGCCTGGTAGAAAAGTTAACAGAGCAGCGAATCGCGCCGCTGCAGAAGAACGAAGGGCAGCGGAAGCAAAGGCTAATGCTGCTAGACCTGTTGGCGAAGTCAGAACATTTTCAACGAAAAGAAATAATAGGGGCGGCAATCCACCAACCATCACAAATAAGTATCAAAAGTGGGATGGAAAAAAGTGGGTAAATATAAACAAAACAGAATATGATAAAGTAAAGAAAACCAAAACCGCTCAAACAAAACCACCAGTAAAAGATAAACCACCAGAAACTCCACCACCTCCTGCGACTCCAGTCCCTGTTCCAGCAAAAAACCCTCCTAAATCAGAAAAATTTCAACAACTTCGTTATCCTAGAGAATCGATAGAAAACGGGCAAGATTATATCAAATTTGATATCTTAAACTATAAAAGACTGGGACTTGTATCTGGTGCAGAAGGCGTAAGAAGTGATAAAAGTAATGTTTTGGGAACTATAATCCTCCCAATTCCTGCACAAATATCTGATAGCAATACTGCAAATTATGGTTCATCCAGCATGAACAATTTGCAGGCTCAGGGAATTGGTGCTGCTGCTGGATTTATGCAGAGTGGTAACTTCACACAAGCTGGGGCAAATCTACAAGGTATAGTAGAAACACTGAATGCCAACAAAGATGTCATAACTCAAGGTTTAGCTGCAGCAGCAATCAATTCATTTGGAGGAAATATAACTCTTGAGCAAGTAATGGCAAGAAGTTCTGGTGCCATAATCAACCCCAACCAAGAACT